GACGCATTAGAACAGGCACAGACAACTTTAATAGTGGGCAAGGCTAATCTTGCAGGGATAGAAGCTAAGTATCAATCTATTAAGAAGATAATAGAGTTAAGGACAAAGGAAATAATGAATTTTAGAGGGTGATAGTATGGATATAGTATATAAGCTTATAACAGAATACAAGTTTAGAATTGAGTTAGACGATAAAGAAAGACAACTTTTGTATGAGGCATTGAATAGGTGGAATAATCAAGCTAGATGTGCAGGTGAGCCGGAGTACATTGGATTTGCTTGTAAATTAGCAGAGAGATTAAAAAATAATCCAGCGGAACAAGCAAGAAAGGCTTATGAATCAGCAGGAGTAAGTGCATGTAATATTACGAGGTGGGAAGATGACTAGGTGTTTGTTATGTAATTACTGCAAAGATAATCATTGTACTTTACATGATATTGACATAGATAAGGTCATATCTTGTAAACTCATTAAGTGAAATAACTTGCCAAATTATAAAAGACCGTATTAGCGGTCTGCAATCAGTATTAAAAAGTCTACAAGTAAGGTAAACCAGAGGTTAAGTAGGTGGTGATGTGCCAAATTGGATTAAGATACGTACTGAATATGAAACTACATCTATTTCATACAGAAAGATTGCTGAAAAATATGGTGTTAGCTTTAATACTTTGAAAGATAGAGCTAAGCGTGAAGGATGGGCAAAATCAAAAGAAGAAACACAACGCAAAATCACCACGGCTACACTACAAAAAACTGTGGTGAAAATTGCTGAACGTGAGTCTGATAGGAACGCCAGACATATTGCATTAATCGATATGATACTGGATAAGGCCGAAAAGGTAGTATCTGAGGAATTGAATACACATATTGATATGTTTGGTAATCCACACGAAAGCCCTGTTATCAAGGTAGACACATTAGAAGCTACTATGCGGATTATTGAACGAGCACAAAAAGGTCATAGGTTGGCTCTTGGGTTAGATAAGCCGATTGAGAGCAACACAAAAGGCCAGCTTGACGAATTGAAAAATATCATCCAGGCAGGGCCGGTGAAGCGCGAATGATACTATTGCAATTTGGAGAAAAAGCGTATAACTTTCTAACGCAACCTATTGAGAAAGATGCTAGAATTAATATTCTTGAAGGTTCTGTCCGGTCAGGAAAAACAGTTTGTATGATACCCAAGGTATTGCTATTGGTCGAGCATTTCAACGACTTAGGCGTGATTACGGGAGTTTCAAAGGATACTATTTATGATAATGTGTTGAGGGATTTATTTGATGTTGTCGGCACTGAGAACTATACATACAACCGGCAGACTGGAGAATTAACATTATTCGGTAAAAGTATTAAAGTTATCGGCGCGAAGGACGAAGGCTCTGAAAAGTATCTTCGGGGTAAAACGCTGGCATGGGCCTATTGTGATGAATTAAGTCTAATGCCGGAAAAGTTCTTCAAACAGCTACTTAACCGCTTAAGCGTGAAGGGTGCAAAACTATACGGGACAACAAACCCTGATAGCCCATATCATTTCCTGTATGTTGAGTACATCAATAACCAAGAAAAAATTAGTGATGGAATGGTTAAGGTATATCACTTTGAATTAGACGATAATCCTAACTTGGATGATGAGTATAAAGATTTTATTCGTAAGGCATATGCTGGACTATGGTACAAGCGTATGATAGAGGGTTTATGGGTGTTGGCAGAGGGGGCAATATATGATATGTTTGACGATAAAAAGCACGTAGTCAAAGAGATACCCAGGATGGAACATGAATGGATAGGGATTGACTATGGTACAGCAAACCCCACTGTATTTTTAAGACAGGGATTTGCCAAAGGTGCTTATTACACTATTGCTGAGTATTATTATGACAGCCGAGCGGTAGGCAGGCAAAAGACAGATGTGGAATATAGTCGAGCTTTACAAGACTTCACAGGTGGCAAGCGATTGACTGTAATAGTTGATCCAAGTGCCGCCTCTTTTATTGCTCAATTACGGAAAGACGGTTTTATGGTACTTGAGGCTGACAATTCGGTGTTAGATGGTATCCGCTTTGTATCTAGCATGTTAGAACGTGACAACTATTTTATTTACGACAAGTGCATTAATACAATAAAAGAAAAGTCCGCTTATGTATGGGATGAAAAAGCGCAGGATCGCGGAGAAGACAAGCCACTCAAAACTAATGACCATTGCTCTGATGCCGAACGGTATGGATTGTATAATAATCGCTGGTTAATTGACAAAAAAGAATGTAATCGTTCCAGAAAAAATCCAAAGAGAGGGGCGTTGTAATTGGCATTAGATAAAAAGCAACTTCAGAAGGTGCTGCTGGATAAGATAAGCACAGCAAAGGACAACAACACCACAAAAATACAGCCAGCTGCAAAGGAACGCCTCCAGCGTTTCCGCGCTGATGTTGATTGGTACGCCAAGAAGCTCCCGAACTTGTCGCAGTATACATTTACTGATACGTCGGTAATGATCGCTGTAGACCGCATTACGGCGGCACTGATGAAGATTGTATTCGGTAATGAGGATATAGGGCAGATTAAAGGCCGTACTGCTGACGATGATTCTAATGCTGAGATAATGCAGCAGCTTATTAATTGGCAGATTGAGTATAAGAACAAAGGTTATTTGAAGCTGTACTCATGGATTAAGGAGTGCCTATACCAGTTATACAGTGTCATTAAAATTACACAGCGGCGAGAGATAGGGGATACTGAGAAAACTCTTAGTATCCCTTTTGCTATGTTTGATGAGATATCACAACAACTAAAGCAGAACAAAGCGGAGATTGTACACGTTGAACCTAACCAGCAGGATATAAACCTATGTGACGTAACGGTGTCATTTCAAAAACTGGTCGAGAATTACCCGGAGATTGAGAATGTTTCTGCTGATGAATTGATATGGACACCAGGAGCCAGGACGCTGCAAGAGGCTGACTTAGTAGGACAGCGTAAGATGGTTACTATTGACCACTTGCGCCGCAATATAAAGACTACAGACCCAAGCGGACAAGAGATTGGTATGTATGATAAGGCGGCGGTGGCAGAGGTTGCACAGTATGGCAGTTCGGCTGGAACGTTCTTAGTTGACTCTGATTTAGAGATTGACCGACAGAAAACAGTACAGACACAGGACTGGTCAAAGGATGACCCCAATAGAAAGGTAACAATCGTCGAGTGCTATATCAAGTATGACATTAACGGAGACGGATTACTCGAAGATGTTATTGCTACGATATGTGAGGATTCTAAGACGCTGTTGCGGTGCGAGGAAAACACCGATGGTTTCCCATTCTGTATTATTAGCCCAACGTTTGACCCGTTTAGAGTGGTTCCAGATCGCGGGGCAATGGACAACCTTGGACAGTGGCAGGATTTGCTTACCGCTATTATCCGGTTAACAGTCCAGAATCTGGCGATTAACAATAACCCACAATGTTTAGTCAACCCTGCATCATTCGCTGACTTCAACCAGGTATTAGATAATGAACAATTCCTTGAAGTCAATGGTGATGTAGCTAATGCAATGCAGCCGGTGGCACAAATACCTCTTGCGTCTTATACTCTCAACCTAATTGAAATGGTCAAGGGATGGGGTGAAGAAGCCAGTACAGTAAACAGATACAATCAGGGAATTGACTCAAACAGCCTAAACAAGACTGCTACCGGAATGCAATTGTTAGTCAACCAAGGCAGCCAAGCCCTTGAGTTAATCATGCGTAACATAGCTGAAACCGGGATGAAAGATTTATTCATGCGGTTTATATTCCTTAATCAGAAGTACATTGATGAGGAAGAAGTTGTCCGGCTGACTGATGGAGACTTAAAGGTAAATAAAGATAATCTTTCTGGTGAATTTGATTACATGGTTAACTCTGGTATGGGAGCAGGAGCCAAGGAAACTGATACGCAGAACATGCAAACTCTTTTGAATTTGATGCCTTCCTTTATTCAGGGTGGAATTGCTACCGTTGATAATGCCTATAACACTGCTAAAAAGTTCATTACTTTGATAGGTATCAAGAACACAAGCGACTATATTACCGACCCTAAGATACTGGCACAGCAAGCGGCAGCACAACCTAAGGAGCCAGAGGCCAAATTATCTGAAAGCATACAGGCTAAGATTACTGACGCACCGATTGCGATTCAAGTTCAATACTGGCAGAAACATGGTTTCGAGGCTACCCCAGAAATGTTTATCAATAATATTCAGATGCAAGCGGCACAAAAGGCCGCGGATGTTCACACGCAAAGTCATGCTAGACAACAGGAGGCAGTATTAAATGGACAAATACGAGCGGCAAGTAGCAATCCAAACAGCGGATCAGGCCAAGCAGATCAAGGAGTATATAACTCC